GGCTTATTGAATTCTACTTTCTTTGTTGACCTTTAAAATTAAATTAATAATGATTGATTTTCAATCAAGTAAAAAGCATCTTCATTACCAATTACTTCATTCTCATGAGAATGTTGATTCTGAAAATGATAATGAATTATTTGAATATTACAAAGATTTGATAAAGATGAGACATAATTTCCTTCATTATTTAAGTCTTGATTGTCTTGGTAAAGCATGGGAAGAAGAAAGAAGTATTAGGGAAATATTTAATTTAGATGATGATAATCATATGTTGAGTAGAACACCAGATATTTATTTAAAATATGAGGACCAAAATATTTTTATAGATGTTTCATTATCTTACAATCTCCATCAAACAGAAAAAAACAAATCAGACAAATACATGATTGTTTTGAACTATATCAAAAGAGAATATAATATAAATTCACAATTTATTCATATAAATGTTAGATCAACGTTAGATAATTTGGAAAGAGAAATCAATAAATTAAATGATTATATGGTTAGAGAATTTGATTATAAATATTTAAATAATATTGTTTCAATTGTGGAAGACAAGAGAGAATGGATATCAAGAAGAATAAATAAGAAATTTTTTAGAGAATCTAAGGAAAGAGAATATGGCGATTATGAAAATTACGATGATTTAGGTAGGTACGATGATCTTGATTTAGAAGATAATGTTTTCATTAATTTTAATAAAAATTTTAATCAAATTAATCAAATTGAGGAGACCGTTAAAAATTTTAATTATGATAATTTTTATGATGGCTTAAAAACCTCACTTGACGATGAGAATAGTGATCTCTTTGTTAAATACAAGGATAATGAATTAACAGAAGAACAGTTCGATTCTGCTAAGGAATTTATTAGAAATGATAACAATATGAATAGAAAGCAGAGAAATCCTAAGCCTACACATCATTTTCTATGCCCTGAACCGGAAAATTTTGATGAATTTCCTCACATTAGAGGTGCAAACTCTGAGCAGAAGATGATAAGTCAATTTTTTCAGTATATTGAAAATTTAGAGGATGACAAAAAAAACAAAAATATTGATAAGCCATGGTTTGAGTTTATACTTGAGTTGAGCAAAATTTATAATAATGTTTTTAAAGGTAAAAACGCTGTTGTGAATAAAGATATATTTAATAATGGTTTTTATGATTATTGCAACATTAATACAAAAGAACAATATAATATTGAAAGAGCAAAAACTGAAGTTTATCATCTTAGAAATAATAAAGATAAGTATAATATGAAATTGTATAGGAAAAAAGTACGTGACGTTTTAAATATGAGAAATGATAATGTAAAAGAAATTGTAGATGATATTTCAAAGGAAAGTAAATATGGTGATTACAAAATAAATAGATCTTATAGAGATTATCTTTTAGATAATAATTATTTATCCAATATTAGTGAAAATGCTTATCCAATAAAACAAAAAGCATTATATATTCAAAGATCAAAAGTTACTAATAATTTCCACTCAATATGGGCAAAAACTGGTATTGGTGCTTTCAAGCACAAACCTGATGTTGATGTATGGGATGTTAGAGACACTATTGATATGGATAACTCCAAATATACACAAAAAATGATTGATAACTTATCTGTTAGCGAAGAATGTTTGTTTAGAGATAGAGATTTTTATGATGGTGTTTATTCTGAAGATTCTTATTCATTTTTGGAAATGAAAAACGAAATGAAAAATCAGTATATGGGTACATATGATTTCCTTAGGAACACTAGGTGTTATCATTATTTGAAAACTAGTCATTATATATGTCAACAATTATTGCACCATTCATTAATGAATTTAAAACCATATTCTTTTTCTTTTTTTAATTGTGGTATACCAAACATGGTTTGTGTTGTCGCAGGATGTTATAATTTAAAAACCTCTGAAAGTGGTAAACCTTTTATTTTTATTGTCATAACAAAGAATCCTGATTATTATACTCCCTTTTTTGGTAATGTGAAAAAATATCCATTGGAAAACAATTATTACCTAGTTATATCAAATTGGAGAAGATTACCAACTTTTAAATTAACATTTATGAGAGATTCCTATTATAGTGTTTTGTCGAGCACAATGAATAGTATTATGAGTCTATCTAGCAGAGATTCTTTTATGCAGATAAAGAAATATTATAATATATTTTCAACAAGAACAATAATATCATTGTGTTCAAATCAAAAAATATCTGAATTATTAATGGATAATAGATATGCTTATATGTCTGCTTTTTCTTTATATACAAATATAGATAAATTATTAATAGATAAGTTCGGACCCCCATACAAATGTTCAGCAGAAGTTTGGATTGTTGAAAGATTATTTGATCGTTTACCATATATTCATAATTCTTTAAGAGAGGGATTTAAGTTTTCAAAACCTGAGTATTATATGGGTCAAAGATCAAAACAATCGCTTGGTGGATTGGTGTCAATACCATCATTATGGGGTGATTATTTATTGAGTGATATTCAAGAAGTCATGGATGAAGCTTTTATTTATGTTCATACAATAAAAGAACCATCTAATATTTTTTTTGAGAATGTTCAAGCAATAAAAACAATATTGTCTTTTCAGGAAAATTATAATAATTTAAAAAATATGTACAAAGAAGGTACAATGTTAAATTTTGAAGACATAAAAGAATATCTGTTATTTAATAACCAAATTGGGTTCTCATCAGCAATTATTTATAAGTCTGTGATAGAAACAATAGAAAAGGAAAAACCAGATTTTGTTAAATATATAAGTGATATAAATAGTGAACCATTGTCTGAACTTATTAGCACAAAAGCAGTTATAAGTGATTTAGAAAGAGAAATTGTTCAAGAAGATCAAAAATTAAGTAATAGGCAAATTGAAAAATATTTTGAAAAAATAATAAAGTATAAGTACGGGTCAGAAGATAAAATACCAAAAGAAGAAAAAGAAGAAATAATGAATCATAAAAGTCATTTTTTAAAAACAAATAGTAATTATTACAGTGAAAGGAAAACAAGACAAAGAGTTTTTGAAACGATATTAGATATTGTTGAATCAAAACCAAATTTGGATAGAACTGTTTTGGTTGCTAATGATTTTATAAAAAATGATCGTGGTAAAGTTATTGCTGATATTTGTATAAAATCACAATATGGGTCAAAAAGAGAATTTTATGTAATCAATATGGGTGCAAAAGCCTTGGCTAGATGTACAGAAAATTTTTTCAAAAAAATATCTGAAAACTCACCAAACGAAGCAATATCAATACCTGGAGATCGCAAAACCATAGAAATGCAAAAAATGATTGATAGAGCATATATGAATTTTCCATTTGAAGATGACTATAAGATGTGTTTTGTAAATGGTGATTGCACGAAATGGTCAGCTGCTGAGACAATGGGTTCTTTTTTAAGTATGGTTTATGCATTAAAAAATAGCATATCAAAGAACATGTATAATTTATTATTAGCAACTTTCAATGCTTGGAGTAATAAAGAAATTCAAATACCAATGGATGTGTATAATAAGGTTGTGGCACCACTTGATGACAACAATATTAAATTACATGACCATAATTTGGTAGAAAATGGTAAAATCAAAAGTACACAAAATTTCCTTCAAGGTATGTTTAATTATTCTTCATCTTACAAAGCTGTTTGTTGTACAAACTTTACAATAAGTACATGGAAAAAATTATACCCAGATAGTAATTTACATGTAGAACACATGGAACACTCAGATGATTATGTGTTAGTTATTATTTACCATAACAAAAAAGAATTGGAAAAATTTAGAGTATTACATAAGATTATGATGAGATTACATGGTTACAATGATAGTGAAAGAAAAACAAGTTGTCAATATATATTTATGGAATTTGTGTCACAAATGTCCTTTAATGGTATTATGATTTACCCACAAATCAAGAAATCAAAGGAAATCAACCTTAATTTACCATGTACAAGTTATAAACAAGATATGGAAGCGGCATTATCTAGAGTGGGTGAATGTATGAGAGTTGGTTGCAACCAATCTTTCCTATATTTTTTCCAAAGGTTACATGTCAAATGCATTGCAGAGGCCTATTCAATACTCCCTGATATGACAAATAATTGTGACAGAAATCTAAAAGAATTATTTAATACTCCTATTGAGATGTTCGGATTACCAGATCCTTTGCCATTATTGAGCATGTACTGTAAAGGCAATGGAAATAATTATAGGATATTCACCCAGTCAAATATAATTAATAGGTTAAAAGTTTTGTATTTATATAATTTAGGTATGAGTGTTAAAGAAAAAGAAGATTTCTTTTATGAAGATGAGGATTATGGTTATTCCATCTTCACACCCAAGTTTATGTATGATTCAAACAGTAAAGCAATCAGAAATCTTAGAAAAAAAATAAAAATAAGCTATGATGATTTAAAGGATTTTTGGACTAATCATTTATCTTACAGATTAGTTAAACCAAATCATGTGGAAAATTTAATTACATGGTTAAAAGCAATGTTTTATAATAGATCTTTTATAGAAGCATATACAAAATCAAATAGAACTATAATGACAATGAGAATTTCAACATATGTAAAAGGGAAAATATTAAAAATACATATTGAACCAAAGGACATGATAGAAAAACCTAAAAATATGATTACTATTATTGATATGATAAATTATTACCAAGACGATTATTTCAAAAAATACAATGATTTATTTAAGGAATATAATAATCTCAACAAGGATAAAAAGACAAGTCTTATAAGGGTTTTAACGAAATGTGATCCAACCTATTCTGCTATATATAGTATTATACCTTCATTAAAAATAAATATGAGAGTTTTACAACCAAAGACCAAATTATTACAAATTGCAATTAAAACACCACATAAAATAAAGAGCGTTGATATAGTTAATTCACCTGGTTCTATTATTCAGTACATATTTAATAAAGATGATTTTATCAAAGATAAAAGAAATTGCAAATCAATTTATAGTATTGAGAAAGATGTTGAACTAGTTAAGGACAGATTACCAGAAACTTATTTCAATAACAAAAACCCCATGAATATTTTATCTGTTTTTAATGATCTTTCTATAAGTAAAGAAAAACCAAATATTATGATGGGTTATAACTATACAACAAGACAATTATCTGATAGTATTGTTGATGTTTTAACATATAGTTTAATACCTTTTAATATTTGCACAGTTGTTTATAGTGGATTAGCAAAAGTAACTGACCCATTCACAGGTGAAGTATTATATTATAAAGGTAACAAATTCACGCCAGATTTATATCAGCAGATATTAGAAAACACGTGTTTACTCTATACATATATGAAATTAAAATTAAATAAAACAGATACGGAAATTAGAAATGATTTAGATAATGTTTATTATTATGAAACAGATGAAAGAAAAAATGTGATAAACACAAGAAAAGCACTAGAAAAGTTTACTGTTGGTTATTTTGAACAATATAATACCGATATAAATATAAAAAAAATAGCATCATATTTACTAATGTCTTTATATAATAAAGAAACTTTGCTATATAATTTGACAGAGAATATTTATAATTATACTTACAAATATACCAGAACAGCTAATTTAAGAGGTGGAGTATATATTGGTGATACAATCGTTCAGGTTACACACATGAATACAACTTTTGTAGTTATACAAAAAAGAGATGGTAACACTGATCCTATTTTGATATTTCACACAGATTTTAACAAAAGAAGTTTACCATTATATTATAATATTGCATTGAGATTAGTTGGTAAATTATCAGAAGATGTATTTATAAATGATATGTATCAAAATAGAATTAAAAAAACTATTATGCCATTTAAAACAAACAATGAATTTGATAAATTTGTGAAAAAAAACAACATAACAGGTATCTTTACATATTATAATGATAAGTTTATTAGTAGAGAAATACCAGCAAAAATAGTAAATGAAGAATTGTATCCTTTGTTTAAATCAAAATACCCACTATATAAGGGAACAGGTATTAAAAGTAAAACAAAAAAACCATTTCCTACTATAAATGATCAAAAATTGAGTGTTGGTGTGGGTAAAGAAAAAATATTTACATTACCGTTTTGGAAATGCCGACAGTATAATAATCTTTCCCATTCATCATTAAAAATAGAAGATATTAATATGGTAGAAATTTTTAATTATAATTTACTTTATGACTATATAAATGGTCAAATAATTTGGAGAGAAGGATTATCAATTGAAAGAAATTTAAAAAATAAAATTACCCTAGTTGAAGATTATATCAAGATGAATAGGCAATATAATTATATTTTTGATGGCCTAAAAGAAAAAGTGATCGATAATAATTATACAAATCAATCAGAATTATTAAAACTTGTGGACTTGATGTTCATGGAAAAATCAGACAAATCAGAGATAAAGCCAGAGTATTATGAGGAAAAATATTTAAGAACAAATTTAGAGGCTAAAAAGAAAGAGAGTAAGGAAGAACAATATATAAATAAAGGAACTGCCTTACTTGATCAATTTTATAAAACGGTTGAAAGTTTTGGGCTTAGTGATGATTTTATGATTGATGATCCTATTGATGATGAGATGGGTCTACTAGATCAAGAAGAAAGCATGGTGATTTTCCGTGAACCTGACGATACACTACAGTTAAAGGATGTTAGAAGTTTAAATTTACCAACCCTGACGTCGAGTGATCTTTATTTGGAAAAACCATATAAATCAAAAGTAAAAGGTTTTAGTAGGCAACATTACCTTATATCAAAAATAAAACATCTCCCTAATCTTGATATATTATATAATTTACAAAAACATATTAATATTTATAGTTATAAAACAATGTCTATGCCAACCTATTTATCAACAACATTTTCTATATTAAATATGTATGATAATATATTAACCAACAACATCACTGATAAAAAAATAAACAATGTTTTCATTTCTTATCTTTATTATTTTTGCAATAATGTATATATTCAGCTATCAAAGGATGATGATTACTGGTATAATATAAATAATGAAAGAGTTGAATATATGGTTAATGTGCCTTTACCATCAAATATTTTTTATAAATTTTTGAGCGAAGGAAAAATTAGTGATGGTAGCTATGTATATATTAAAGAACAAGATAAATATATTGTTTCTAGGAAGACAAATCTAGAGAATTATCTAAAGAGTTACAAAAATACTGGTAAGGATATATTAGTTAACCTGTATCGAAAAGGCAAAGAAGAAATGAAAATTCTGAGTGATTTATTCATAATGAAAAAAGATTATTATGAGGCTTTTTTTTAAAAAATAAAAAAATATATTTAATATAAAA